AAATCGATTGTTGTTGGTAACGTCATTAGTTAGTCATCCTTTTTCCAATTGGAGTAAATGAGGGATCAAAACCATGTATTTTAAATGGTCTGCTGACTCCCTCTGATGTAAATTTTAGAATATGTTGGAAGCCTACGCCTCCCGCAAACACTCTCTTCCATGTTTTGGTCTTATAAAATAGTTTTTTATAGACTCCTCCACCATTAGAAAATGTTCCAAAATTAGCAACAGTTCCATCTATTCCATCAAGAGTGAAGTTATTAACATCTACTACCGTAATAACGTAAGAAGTAGAACTTTCGCTACTATTTATTTCTTCCATACCGTCTACACCATATATATAGATCGCATCGCCTGTAGCTAGTCCATGGTCTGGAGCTTCAACGCTTACTGGATTTTCATTAGTAGCACCGATAATTTGAGTAATAAAATGTAGGTTTGGTAAGAAGTCTATCTGTCTAGTTAAGTATGGAGATTTTTCAGTATCTTTATAGAAACTAACAATTCCTTTTGTTCTAACATCTGTATCAAAATAGATATCAACATATTGAAATCTTGCTTCTTTTTTCTGATCTTTAAATGGATTCCAACCAGCAGTTACAAACTCAGAGTCTATCGATAAACCATTGTCTGAAGTTCCTGTTTCTAGTTTGAATATCGAACCATTTATATCTCCACCTAAGAAAATCTCTTGATTATCGAGTAAAAAATATGAAAGTAACGTTTCTTCATCATATTCTGTTAGTTCTCTATCTTCATTATTTGCTATCGTAAAATCATCTAAAGTATAGTCTATTGATATGTTTCCATATCCCAAACAGTTCATATCTATTTTATAAGTAGAAAAAGCTCCTGAATCATCATCATAAATTAGGGCTGCTTCATTCTCACTACTAGATGTGTCTTTTTTATTAAATAACGTCCACCATTTTTTCTGATTATAACTTCGTTCGCAAAATACCTTTTTAAATTCATTTACATTAATCTTATTCGTACAGAAATCACTTATTCTATCGTCTATTCTTCTAGTTTCTGATCCATCTGTTGATGTAATACCCCTAATTCCTAATGCTGTAGCATATCTGTCATATCCAACTGAAGCCATTCTTCCTTCAGCAGCCCTAAAATTATTTATTCTTTGCCATTTAAACGCTCTATTTGGATCAGATGTTGGTATTAACGACCATACAGAGTTAGTAAAGAAGACTATTATCTGATTTTGTACTTGTCGAGCTGATATAATCTGATCACCTGTGGCTGCATCTGTATAACCCCCACCACCTGCAACTACATCATTCCACCCAGTTGCTTCTGCTGGATTCTGTTTAGCACACCATCTAGCTCTTTGCGGATTGTTTACTGCATCGGCTGCCCCAGCTGTGAACTCATAAGTATTTAAAACAAGAAGGCGTTGCCCTAGTGAAAAAATTAGTTTTGCTCCTACTAAAGTACGTTGTACTGCTGGTGCTACTGGACTTAAAACGGGATTATATTTAGTTGTATTTGTTGTACTTACTGCTGCATCATAATATCTTATTCCATCAACTGTAGGAGCTGCTAAAGGAGTTCCGCTCTGTCCATTTGTAAAATATAATCTATTAGTACCTCCGCCAGATTGCCAATTTGCTGACCAAACATAATCATATTCTCCTGAGCTAAAAATATCTGCAATATCAAGTTGAAGAAATATACCTGGTGTAACAGCTGTATTATATCTATAGGCTCGTCTTGCGTTGAATGCTATTGTAGTTTTTCCACCAGAAGCTTTTATATAACGAGTGATTCCCATAGTTCGATCAGTAGCATCATCTACTAATGCTGAGGTTCCACCAGCTGTATAAGGAGTTAAATCTGTTGTATGGATTCCGATTGAAAATGTAGTAGGAGATATAACTGTTACTGTAAATATTTTATTGTTTATTTCTGTCATTCCACCGACTGAAGTAATATATACCTTGTCTCCAGTAGTATAACTATGAGCTCCAGTTGTTATAACCCCTAGAGTAGCTGTTGTAATACCTGTAATAGCAATACCAGCAGCCATTGGAACTAGATCACCAAACTTAGAAAAACCTTCTCTTTTTTGTAAAAAACCGTGCTTAATATGAATATTATCTAAGGTGCTAAATGAATCAGCAGGTGCTAAAAAAGGTTCTTGATCAGTATCGAGACCAGTTTTAAAGGGAGATATTGTCATTTTAACTCCTTATTTTCCTATTGCCATAAATGTAATATTTGGAGTTCCTGCACTAGCTTTAGCTTTAAATCCAGTAGTCGTTAATGTATCAAAGCCTATTGTTGCAGTTGAACCCTTTGCGTTACCTGATATTGAATAACAAGCTGTTGTAAAGGTAAAACCACCAGGAAAAGCATAGACAACCCAAGATGATGTTATAGCTCTACTACCCCATATTAATGTTAATCCATTAGGGAGTAATAATTTACCATTGTTCGCTGCTGTTAAGGTTCCGCCTGTTAGTTTTGTTATTACAGAATCAGGATCTATTGTATAAGCTTGTGGCTTTCCAGCCGCGTCTTGTTTTGAATAGGCTATTATAGCATCTGCTATAGCTGTTGGGTCTGATGCAATTGCTAACGCGTCTCTATCTGCTAAATTCAAGCCCTGTGGTAAGAATGTTGAATCAGCTGTTTCAATAGCATCCCAGTTAGGAGTTATTACGTCTCCTAAATTTCTAATTTTTGTTGATCCCTGAGGAAGGGTTTTATCCCAAGCCATAGTTTTTCTCCTTAAAAGTTAGGAACTGATCTTGTATTTAGTAAATCTTGTTCTGTTCTTGTTAAAATTAAAGATATCTGCTCTTTATGTAGCTGTGTGGTTTCTGAATAAGCGTCATTCTCGCCGTAATCAGCGAATATATCTAAAGAGGTGCCATAAGCTAGGCATGGTCCCCATTCGTCTAAATCTGGGGTATCTGTGGCGTTTTCTAGAGCATCTACGACCTTGTATGATCCCATTCTAATTATATATAACTGGTCTGGTACTGGAAATAGCTGGAATTGATTTGCAAAATATAATATTGCTTCTGGTCGTCCTGCTTTAAATAGAACGTAATTTAAATAGATTAATTGTCCGTCATCTGGAGCTGCGTTGAAAGTAACCGATACCGTTCCATCTTCATAGTTAATAGTAGCTGTACCAGCCTCTGATCCTGTAATTGTAACATCAGCTGTAGTCCATGTACTTGTTATATCCTCAAAGGTCTCCGTATTATCAGTAATTGTTAAAGTAGACGGGTAAATAGGAAACCCAGTTATTGTTGTTGTAAAAGTAACTGTAGCTCCATCTCCCGTCCAAGGGTTTGAAAAATTATATTGAAGAGGATTTTCCTGTTCAAATCTTGCTGAGTCTTGGTACCAAAGCATTGATAAATTATTTACAGTTGCAGGTGGTTCGAAATTTGTATATGTAGCATCTGGAGTTGCATAAGTGGCTTGATTAGCACTTGTTTGAAACTCATAGAATACATGTTTTTGCTCAAGCTTAACTTCTGCGGGAAATCTAAATTGATAATATTTATTCAATCTGTCGCTTAATTCTGTATTAGACATATCATCTTCACTGAAACGACCAGTAACTTGTCTTATTTTCTGAATTATCTGTGCTTTAGTCCACTCACTCATCTTATTCTCCGTATACTTGTCTCATTTGGAATCTCGGGTTTTGTCCCATTAGTTTCTTAGTCATTCCACCTTCACCATTAGGACGCCAATCCCAAATAGGGGTGTTTCGTGACTCTATCCATTGTGCAATAAATCTAGGGAGCTTATATTTGCCTCCATGAAACATTGTAAAATTGTGGTTTTTCTTAGCATTTCCATATGGGAAACGATGCGAAAGACCTGGTTCTTCCATATTCATAAACTCAAATTCACAGACTTCACGAAGGAATTTTTCTTCCTTTTCACTCTTTGGCTGCTTACCAATGATAGGCAACTTCTGAAGGTCATCTGTTGAGCGATTTTGATGTTTTATTTGACTCATCTCTACCTCGTGTTAAAAAAAGGGAGGGAGAAACTATGTCCCCCAACCCTTATGCTTGTTATTTGTAGTTTTTAGGCTACAGTACTACGTTTGATCCAAGTGCTACTACTGTCATAACATCATCGTCTGTTCCAACAACGCCTGTTCCTAAAGTAATTCCCTGTATAGCTAAGTTCTCTACTGGTATTGCTACACCATCAGTGTCGCTTACTCTAGTTACATATCCACCTGAAACATAGACGCTATATCCAGTTACAGAAGTGTCTTCAACTAAAGTAATTGTAGTTGCAGTTACAGAGGCAACAGTAAACGTGTTGTTTAAACTTGCGTCTCCTGTTAAATCATCCGCTACTCCTACTACTTTTACTGTATCGCCAGCTGCAAAGCCAAAAGTTGCTGTATCATTAACAGTCAAAACCCCTGGAGCTGCATTTGTGAAACCAGAAACGGTTGCACCAACTGCTGTTGATTGTGCTAACGGTGTGAAACCATTAGATGTAGTTACCGCACCAGAACTAACTGTTACGTAATAACCATTTGTCATAGAGGAATCCCAGTAATACTGAGCTCCATCCGTTACGTTTGTTACAGTAATTTGATCTACTGTAAAACCTATAGACTCATTCCTAACAACCGCAGTCGCTGGATTTGTATAGGTATAAACCTTCATTTGCATAATTTTAATCTCCTATCATTTATCGTTGTTTCTTATGCACATTCATATGACACTCATGGCAAAGCCATATTACTTCTAATGGTTTTTCGTAATCTTCATGGTGAGCATGTAATCTAGAATCTTCTTTCATACATTTCTCGCATTTAATTGGTTTAACCATATCCCCTCTAAGAAGGGAGTTTCCAACAGCTGACCAAGCACGCATCTTTTGACGATTTTTTTGTCGCCAAATTTTATTTCTCTCTGTATTTTTTTTCTTTTGCTCGTCTGAAAGATTTTCATAATTGTTTCTTGCACGGTTACAAATTTCTTCTTTATGAGTGTCGTAATACTTTTGAGAGTAACGCTCTTTGTCTTCTTTTGGGATTGAAGCATATTCTTCTCGTCTATATTGAAGAAGTCGTTCCTTATTATTTTCAAAATATTCTTTAGATCTAATACGTTTTTTCTCACGCTCTTCATCGGACATATTTTTTTCACGAATTTGCCAATTTTCTTTATGAGTGTCGTAATATGTTTTAAGGTTTTTCTGAACATTTTCAGGATTATCTTTTCTCCATTTGTTTGATGTTTTATTTTGACAGGATTTACAATTATAACGTAATCCATCTGGATGTCTTTTATCTTTGTAATATTCTGTAACATCTTTATCTTTACCACATTGTGTACATTTCTTCATTTTGTACCTCCCTTTAGAGATACTTTGTCATATTCTTAGATTATTGTGTAGACCTAAGAATGTGTGCTCATAAGATTCAGCATAAATGCATCATTTAGTATTCTTGCTACAAACGGATGTTGCCAACCGACACTTCCTCTCTGATGTAATGGGTCAGCTGATCCACCAGAACCTAATGGCTCTACATAGAAATCACCTGTTTCTGATTTAAGGTGTACAACTGCGTACGCCTCTTTACCAACAATAATGTTATTATACACTGGTGTCGCTGCAGCGCTTACGCTACCTGCTGACGTGTATAACCATCTTACATTGCCTGTTGAGCCCCATTCTGCATCTAAAACAGTACCTTGAGATGCGTAGTTACTTGAGTTAACAAAGTTAGCACAAGCTTCTAGGTCATCTAAAAGATCTGTATCCATGTAACCCCAGAAAGCTGGTCTAACTGGTGAAGTTGCAAAAGCGTTAGTGCCTGTTACTACTTCGCTGATCATCTCACCATCGTTTCCAAGAATTGTTTTAACTGCAGCGTCAATATCAGCTTTAGTTAATTCTGTTGGTGTTTCACCATTAATACCATTGCTACACTGTAGCACTGATGTTGTACTTGCTAAAACGTCACGAGTTACTTCGTCCATTGTTTGAGCTAAATTTTGAGAAAGCAATCTAGCTGACTCATTTAAAACTCTATCTTCGCTACCTGTTACTTTCGGCTTAGTTATGCCTACTGACCATATTACTATGGCGGGAAAAGTTCTTCGACTTTCCCTCCAACTCTTGTCGTAGTTGGATCAGACTATCGCATCTCCTATAAAGGAGCCCTTTCGTTTAGTCGTTCGTGCTGCACGAGTCAAAACTCTGCTTGCACCTTGTCGCCACCGTCTTTACGCTGCGGCTTCCAAGCAATTAGAAAAGGTTTTATAACCGCCTAATAATGAAACGGTTAACTGAACTTGATTTGTAATTGTTACAAAATTCTTTTTATTACTACTCTTTCGAGCGGTTAGTCATTTCTGCTAACTCCTAATATTACTACTAGGTTTGGACTATATCTTACATGCTTACTCAGCATGTGATTCCTCTTTGTTGTTTAATCTATTATCATGATAACATTTTGAGCTGCAAAATTTTCGTATTTTTCGATACTTATATTCGACATCAAAATCTTTTCCACAATGGTTACAGTTTAAAGTAAAGTTTTCACCCCTATCTGCTCTTGGGCGTTGTCCGTCATCCTTTATCTTGTATTCCATTGTTGGATGAATATATTGTCTGATTAAATCATAGAATGGTTTTCTATCAGATCTTCTTAATCTCATCGCAAAATATTTATCATGTTGATTACATCTCCATTGTAATCCGAATTTCTTTTGAAGCATTCTACACATCATTTCTACTTCAGTCTTTGAATAGGCATATGTATATATAACAGGAACTAAAAAATCGTCATTTTGACGAAGTGTTCCATCGTCCTGATACCATAATGCTAATCCTAATGGTGTAATGCATTTCATTACATGTTCATCTACTGTACGTCTTTTATCAAAATAAAGATGATCCATTAGTTTTGTATAAAATGGATGCGATTTAGTTTGCATCTTGAAATTTTCAAATATTTTACCATTTAGTGAAGAAGAACCTTCCTTACTCCAACATGATGTTAAATATTCAAGCATTTCAATTTTATAAAGCATATAATCTTTCTGTTTTTTGCAATGCGTCATTGAATATTGAGCATTAATACCGCCTTTTGGTATTCTTAAATGTCCATCTCCTAAACACATTCCTATTACTGCTCCCTTAAACTCTAATCGATTTTTAAACATAGTCTCTACACCTTCCTTTGCGGCTTGGCTCGGGATTGTCCTTTGCGGAGTTTCCCCGAATTCGAAATCATTTTACTACGGCAATTTCTAAGCTGCAAGACTCAAATAGTGTCTACCGTAAAAGCTCACACGTGCCTTGATATCTGTAGCTGATAGTGGTGCTCCTGGAGGAGTACGGCCATCAATTAAAGGAATAGGTACTGTGTCAAGTTTTGAGTATCTTCTGAAGACAATTGTGTCTCCGTTTTTTTCAGGAAGAATACGTCTCTGGGCAAATTTTAAATGAATAAGCGTTGGATACGCTGTCATCAATAAAAGCCTGTCGTAATATTCCCGAACGGCTGGAGAAAGTACCGCTGTGGTTGTCATAGTCATAAAAAACTCCTAAGTTTTTTTATCCCAAATGTCTGGCTACAGTCTGTTTAAACTCATCATCTGACATGTCCTTGTACCTTTTAGCTTGAGAAATAGGTGAAGTAGAGCCTGTACTCGATAAACTTCCTGCCCTATTGGCATTTGCAACTATGCGTTGTGCATCAGCAGACTTTTTGCTTCTCTTATTCTCAGTCCGATATGTCTCGGAATTTTTAGCCAAATAGTAGGCAAGTTCATAATCCTGGGTTTTTTGCAGAGTGCTTTGCAGACCTGGGTTTTGTTTCAATACATCGGGTAAATATTTTGTGATTACTTCTTGATAGTCGGGATTTTTCTGAGCCATTTTCATTTCTTCAATCGTTGTTTTAAACTGGTTGGCCATGCTTCCAGAGAGTTTTTTAAATTCTCCTACAGTCATAACATCCCCATCTTCCAGGCCTTCGAAATCATTCTTTGGCGCTGGTTGAGATTGCTTCACTTGGTTTAAGGCTAGATGATCCTTTATCATTCGAAGGTCATCTTCCACAGATTGTCTTTTCGCTCTTTCAGATTGCAGTGCAGATAAAGGTACGTTTTGTTCTTGTTGAACCTCGCCTGTATCTACTTGCTCTGGTTGAGCTTGAATATTTTCATCTGATGGTGGAACGGCGGCTTCCATAATTTGATCGCCCGAAACGTTATTTTCGTCATTCATTCGTGTGTAGCTCCTTAAGCTCGCCCGTTTTGGCTCCTGGTGGTATCAGGGTGGTATTAGCCAGTGTCGGCGGCACTATTGTGTTATATATGCTCCTGGAATAGAGGTAGTTTCCGTGATTACCTCATTACAGGACTTCGCTCCTACTAATGTTAGCGCATCAAAATCAAACGGTTTTTGTGGCATGTTTACATCCCATTGAATCGTTCCTTTGTGATTATCAACTTCGCCTACGATCATCCCAACTTTGGGAAGTGGCTTGGTTGAATACGCTTTAATATATTTCATCAAGGTGGGATAACCATCTACGCATGTCTTGGACGGAGTGGCAAATAATACGATCCAATATGGAACCATTTTGTCCCTATTGGCAGCTACGATAGCCTGTATTTCTTTGTTATCGTCTTCAATGATTGCGTCACGGGTCTCCCCAGTCTCTTGAACCATAATTTATTTTTCCTTAAATACTATTTGGTAAAGCTTGGGATGGATATCCTTTGCTGCCACAAGAGTATTTTTTAATTTTTCCTAAGTCATACTGTTCAGAATTAGTCTTAATAGACTTAACAGGGCTTGCCTGTGTATTGTCTTTAATAGTGATTCCTCCCTTAGATGAATTAGAACTCTTTACCTTGTCCATTTAAACCTCCGAAGGTTGTTGTTCTTGTTGTCCTGATATTGGTTGAGCTGCTGCTTGCCCGCCTTCCTCAGAAATTCTTACATCGTCCTCTTTCACTTCTTCTTCCTTAACTCGTCCCATCTCTTCCATTTGAGAAATTATTTGCATATATTTCATCAATCTGTCATCATCCATAGAATCAAGTTCTTTCATTGCTCTAGCTTTATCTAGTGCTGCGGAAGCTCTTGAATCAATAGCATCTGCTGCTCTAGAATCTTCCAATCCCATATTTGCAACCGAACGTGTAAATCTTTCTTTTCCTCCTGCAATTTTTTCTATTGCTGATGCTTTGTTAAGCTCTAATTGAGAATTGAGGACTTGTTGTTGTACTTGTTCTGCTTTCTGTGCTTGTTGTGCTGCTTGTTTTTCGTTCTGTTCTATCTGTTGGTTAAGCTCAGACTTTCCTTGCAGTGGGGCTGCATCTATTAGCATCTTAGGTGTTATTGGACTGCCTTGGTTAGCTCCTGTTAATTGATATAGATCAACCATCTGCCTAAAGTAGATCTGGCGCTGGCTATCAGTTAAAACACCTTCTTGAACCGAAACGTCATACTTTATGGTTTCTTTGTTATAGAATTGTTCAGCTGGCTTTTGATTGATTATTCTCTCTATTTTCTCTGGTTTCCAAGTCTGAATCATCTTAAGAGCTTTTTTAGAAATTAATTTCTGTGCGTAGCGTAGGTTGTCAAAAATATCTTGAAGATTAACAATAGATGCACTCTGCCTAACCATCATCATAACGCCTGATTCTTGTGCGTTCTCTGTCATTCCAAATGCAGCGTCATTAACGCCTGCTATTGTCATAATGTCTTGGTCAAACTGCTTTTGAAGCTCAAACATCCCTTGCGGTATCTGTGCTGGTTGAACCTTTTCAATATCGCCTGGCTGGGCGCTATCTTCCATCCATATAACTTTACCTTGAGAACTTTGAAATAGAGATCTTGGGTTAACTACTGCAGATTTCTTAGCTAGCCAACCAGAATTAATTTGAGAGTCCAAAATATCTACCATCTGCGATCGGCGCTTATTAGCCTCTTTCTGTGGATCAAGCTGGCAACGTACTAATGACTGTATTTTAAGAGCCCAAGAGTCAGATTCTGGTTCAAATATCCCCACCATCGGAACAAAAGGGTACTCGTTTAATCCGTATTGATTCCTTTCAGTTCGCATGAACTCATCATTAACAATAATATGACAATCAACATACTTTTTAGGCTTCTTAACTACTTTTAATTGAGGATAGTTCTTTTTGAAAAAACTTAAGCCTTCCTTGTCGCCTTCCCACTCGGTATATTCGCCTGTCTCTTCGTCAACAAGCATGTCAACCATTTCCCAACCTTGTTTATAAACTTCATTATACGCTAAGAAATTCTCACCACTCGGCTGTTTTTGATATGGAATCCATGTAAATTTATCATCTCTTGACCACCCTTGTTTCGATAGCATTTCAATGTCTTTGCGCTGTCCTGGTAGCAGTGATGCTGCTTGATCAGCACTAAGATATTTACGCTTGATAACGTGGTCACAATCTGAAAAATCTAGTTGCGTAAAGTACGGATCAACAATAAAACCAGAATAAGGATCTCTGCCAAAACGAATATCGCCATTAATCGGGTCATCTCTATAATCCATCCATATATTAAGTAAATTAAAACCTGTCTTTAAGCCTCCACCAAATGATTCTGAGATGAATTTGTAACCATCTCCGTAATTGAGAGCATAAAGAAGTAATTGTGATAATTGATCGGCTGCTTGTTGATCCGATGTTTCTGTAGGAGATACAATTGAGCTAAGTCTGTTTTTACGCTGATAACCAGTGAGTAAATTAATATTTCGACGGATATAGTTGAAGACAAGGGCGTTTCTTCCCTCTGAAAATAGTTTCTGTTTTTCTGATTCGTTCCACTGATCCCCAAGATAGGCGCGTAAATCTGTATCTGCTAATGGATAGAACGCATTCCATGCCAAATAATCATCTTGATATAATTCATCATACTCACGTACAATAGCATTATCACTTATCATAAATGTCCTCGTGTGTAGTAACTCTCCCTTGCGGGGTGGTATAGAGTCTTAAAATAAGAGGGGCGGAGGTGCTAGCTATTAGGATTTAGTTCTTTAAAACTACCTAATCCCCCATACAATGTAATGTTTTAAGTTACAGAGATTCCCTCAGTTTAACTTTTGTCTTTCTTCTCCAGTAATAGGAGTTAAGTCAATTTGTTTTCCCGTTTTACTTTCAATGAGATTTTCTATTAACTCTTCTGCGTAATTATCAGGATATTCTGTTTGCCATTTTAACATTGGAGTACAACTAGATAAAAATAATGGTATAAATATAATTATTTTGAATAGATTCATTCTTAATTCCTTGATAGATTTTGCCATTACAGAAACAGAAAATTAATGTAAAGCATATTCAACTAGTAAAACTACATTATACTAAATTTTTGAATTAATTTCTATGGTAATAAAAATACTTTAACGATACATTTGTTCTAGTTCTTCAGCATCTCGCTCTGTAAATTCTTGTCTTAGATTTTTATTGAAAAAATGAGTGTAGAGGGCGTAGCGTTGGGAGTCACAACTATGGTCAAACTTCTTAATTGGCTTATCTTCACCACGTTCAGAAGCCTTAGAATCCCATAGATAATTACTGAATTCTTTAATCGTTTCCGTGCAGTTTGAACAGATCTTATACGTTCCATTAGTGAGTAGTTGACCGACAAAACGTATTCCAGGAACAACATCATTAACAGCGTCCATTACGTTATTAACTCCATTACGTCTTAATTCTTGTTTAAAGGAGGCAGCAGAGGGATCTATATATATACGCTTTACATTATATCCACTGATAAACTTTATTAAATCGTTCGAGTAATCATAATCTGACTTCTGTCTCATCTCTTTTTTAGAATCATAGTAATATTCTTTCTCTAACCACATATTAGGGTATTGATTAGGGTTATAACCTATCAATGTAAACACGCAAGGGTTGGTAGTACCGTAATCCACACCCACAATATAATAGTTAGCCTCAGATGTTGGCATTTGCATAACGTGCATATCTTCGTCAAAGAAATCATAGACCGCACCATCTGCAAGCACCCACTGGCCTAGAATGTAACGCTTGTACCATAACCCTTGATACTCAGCTGATAGATCCCTGATATATTTTGCGGATAAAACAGGGTTATCATGTATAGTATATGAGAAAACTTTTAGATCTAATTCATGTTCCCTGTCTATGAAATCGCGCTTAAGCCAATGAAAAGGACTATCTGGGTTTGTAGCACAAAATAGCTTAGAATCGGGGATAGATAACCTAGAAAGTAACATCTTAAAGAAGTTTTCGGGGAGTAGAGAGGCTTCGTCTAGCAATGCTCCTGCAAATTCAGATCCCCTGATCTTCGCTTCCGCTCTGTCGTCATTGGCTCCGACAACATACATTGTGCGATTATAAAGTGAAACCTCTCCTTTGCCAACAGAATACTGTACTGCATTCCCTACTATAGCCTGCAAGGGAATAATAATATTACGCTTAATAGTTTTGTCTGTTCTACCACATATTATTAACGGTCCCTTAGGGCCTGTTCTACAGAAATCTAGCCATCTAAGCAATAATATGAAGGATTTTCCAGAACGAACAGAGCCTTCAAGAATATTTATTCTAGCTGTTGACTCCCTATAAGATGCTATTTGCTTGTTGCTAAGTTTTTCAAGTGCCATATTATTTCAACTTTTCTGCTAAATAAATTACTAATAATCTAAGTTTATTTGCTAATGCTGATATCAATCGTCTAAATGTTAAATTATCGTTAAAAGCAGCGTACATATTTAATGCAATCGCTAGATTCCATAGCTATTTAAGGATTCTATTCATATTTTCCTTTCTAATAACTCAACTACTAAAGTTGTAAGTTCAGCAAGTAACTGTTGCTGTTTGTAGGCATGTTTAATTGGATTTAATGGACCATTTGCCTCTTTGATTAGTTTTTTTAACTTCTCTAACGCTTCTTTTCGTAGCTTTCTTTTTGTAAACATCTAAAACCTGCTATTTTTGAATTAATTTCGTTCTTTTTTTTAATTAATTTAATAGAAAGAGCCTTTCCAAGCTTTTTAGCTGTTTTATACGACAAAGACTTAATACCTCTCTCAACTCTTGATATATGACTATTAGAAACACCTGCAATTGATGCTAATTCTAGTTGTGAATAACCTCTTTTTTTTCTGAATTTTTTAATATATTTTCCTATCTCTTTCCATTTATCTTTCTCAATAGAGTTAGTATTTAATTGTAGTTTGGGCTTCACATACCTGCTGATAGTGATTAAATTGAATATGTTCATGCTTTTTTCTCCACGTTGAGCTCTTCTACATAATGACGCTTCAAATCTAGGTAGTCATCCCACCATTCCTCTTTATCAGTAGCATATAAAAACTGATTTCTTTGGATATTGTGATATAGAGTAAAGAATGTGTCTTCAATACTCACCATCTTGTCCATATACCCTTTCATTTGCTTAGTAACGACGTCTCTTATTTTTCCGAACTGATACATCCTTGCATCATGCTTTCTAACCATTCTATCAAGTTTAGTTTCCATGTTTTTCAGCTTGGAATATGACTTCTTAAACTCGTCTCGTACTATTCTTTCTATCTTTGCAGATGTTAGTCTTGTAGCTTTTATTTTTGCTTTTTTCTTTGGTTCATCATCCATCTTCATTCTCCTTAATTAATTTGCTGCCACAGGGATTCGAACTCCCGACCTTCTGGTTACAAATCAGGTGCTCTACCAATTGAGCTATATCAGCTTATTCTTCATTTTTTTTTAGATAGGCACAGTCAATCTTTCCAAACTCTTGTTTCTCTTGGTCTGTAGCATGTCGCCATTCATCAAACCATCCTCCTAGTCCCTCACCGTATCTAACGTACACATAGGCATGTGTATAGTCCATCTTGCAATCAACTAGCTTAACGATGATCTGATCTTTCTCTTCTGGAAAATTGTCTTCGCATTTAATCCAACTCATCTAAAACTCTCTCTCTCTCCAACCGTTATCATACACGTCTAAATTATTATGTTTATCGTTAACAATTACTGTTAATATCCAATCAAGCGCGTCTATTAATGAGTTCTTGTCATCTATGTATTCTAATATGATTGGTGCTAGCTGTGCTTGTATCTCTTCTGAAACGCAAATCTCTCTAACGGTAAGTTTTGGAAGCTCTTTAGCATCTTTAGCTTTGTTCATCTTTTACTTCCTTCTTGTTGTTCTTAGCTAACTCAACGAGCGCGTCAAAATCTTCTGAGCTTTTAATCATGTGCATTACATCTAATAAACTCGCTAGAGAGCCGTTAAACTCTTGTTTATCTGTTGGGTGATCTGTTTGTGCTAGTCGTTGCTTACCAAGCCATATAAGCATCGTTGTATTGCCTCCCATTGCCACTTGATACTGCTTTCCTAGTAGAAAAGAATTACCCTTTTGCTTTTGTTCCGTCAAAAAAACGGAAAAATCTACGCCTTGATCTATTTTACAACGGTTATATAAAGTATCTTCACAAACACCGATATAAGCTGCGGTCTGTACTCCATTTGAGCCAGTCATTAAACATCTACTAACTACATCCCAGTCAATAGGAATTACTTTTCTTCCACCGTTCTGACGTTGCACTTTCTTTACTTTAACTATTGGTTTCTTAGCCATTATTTAGCCCTCACTTTCATCATTGCAGCGGGGAATAAATCAATAACTGGTTGAAGCTCTCGTTCTACATGACGCAGATCATCTTCATTATCGAACTTAATATTTATTGAAAATTTTTTAGGTTTTTCTTGGGCTACTATATCAGAAAGTAGCTCTTCTTCTGTGAAGCCAGACTCTAGTAAGATATCCATGTCCCAACGGTTAGCGAGCATATCAAGATCGAAATCCCCGCTAATCTTATTTAGACCAATGGTTAACTCTTGTTCTTCTCTGTTGGAAAGTGTTCGGGAAGGTATCGCAACAGAAACTTTATTATAGCCGAGTGATCGGAACATCTTAACTCTTTGATGTCCGCCAACGATTTTTCCGCTTGGTTGGATAACGATAGGCTGACAGAGTCCGAACTTTCCGAGCGATTTCTTAAGTTCTTCAGCTCTTTTCTTAGAGAGTCGACGGGGATTGTCCCTATTTTCGGTGAGCTCATCTATGCTCCTCTTTTCATATTTCCATGTGATATTATCACTCATAGCTAGTCCTGTGGTATCGGCTCGCTAAAAGGATTATCAGAATTAATTAATTGTTATTTTGATTCTTTTATTTCTTTTGCTTCGTCTTTTGTTGTTGTTGGTTTAGTTGCTTCTTGTGCTGCTTTTACTCTATCAGCATCAGCTTGTTTCATCTCATCTGTATATTCAGCGAACGTATAGTAAAGAACGTTGAATAAAGGCACTGCATAGCCTGATTTCTTATCTTCGTTGAAGTGTGGCTTATTGCTAGCCATATCAGCTAAGAAAGTTTTAAATTCACTATCTTTTAGTACTATTGATAAATCTTTTCCCGTTGAAAAATATATGCTTACTTTATAATCCATTGTTATCTCCTTTTTTTGTTTAAAATGGGCATTCTTCGCCCTCTTGTGTCTCTGGCATAGCTGCCATAGCTGCTGCGTGAACGTCTATAGCCTTCTTTACCATCTCGCAAAACTTATCTTTGTGATCTCTATCTGAGAATTTTATATACTGATAGTATTTCTTTTCAACACCATCATCAACAATTCTTGCTGGCAAATTAACCCAGCGTTTACCGTCTTTTTGATGAAGCGAAATCCCGCTTATCTCAACGCCCCATTTTGGGACTTCAATTGTTGCTACT